ACAGGCAGCATGGGGAACCACAGTCACATGTGTATTCTTACAGGAAAAGGGAACAGCAGTTTCTGCTACAAACCCTCTGTACACAGTCTCACTTCTAGTCAATAACACTACAGATATCAATGGTGCTGTAGGCGATATTGGCACACAGTCAATTACATTTACTGCTAACTCAACTGTTGCAGTAGCTACTACAGGCACATTCTAAAAAACTAACAAAGGGGCAAACTCATGGCAAAACTAAAGATAGTTCGTACAGATGGAAGCGTATTAGAAGGCGAGATCACTCCAGCCGTGGAGTATTCGTTCGAGCAATACGCTAAAAAGGGCTTCCATAAGGCGTTCCGCGATGAAGAAAAGCAGAGCGATGTCTATTGGTTAGCATGGGAAGTAACACGCAGAGCAGGTGAATCTGTTAAGCCTTTCGGGATGGACTTCATTGAAACGCTAAAAAGCGTGGAAGTGTTGGACTCCGACCCTTTAGCTTAAAGCGCGATCTTCCGTTCACCTACCTAATTGCTAGGCTAAGCATTAGGTTGGGAATCGCGCCACAGCAGTTATTAGATCTAGATAAAAACATGCTCGATGCATTAGTGCAAGGGCTTAAAGATGAAGCGAAAGAGGTGAGAGATGCCAGCAAGCGTAAAAGGCGGCCTTGAGCTCCGTAAAGCTCTACGCAAGTTCACCCCTGATCTAGCTAAAGAAACACAAAAGGAAATTAAAGCAGCCTTAATGCCTATTACTAAATCCGCTAAAGGTTATGTTCCAGATCGCGGGCAGGTTCTTAGTGGCTGGCTGCCTCGTCAAATGTCAGAAGCAACCTTTCCTTTTTTTAATCCTTCACTTGTAAAGTCTGGCATCGGTTATAAGACTTCACCATCAAAGGCTAATCGAAGAGGATTTAGATCCCTTGCTAGCGTGTTTAACAAAAACAGAGCTGGAACAATTTACGAGCGAATGGGCAAGTTAAGTCCTGACAGCATGTTTGTCGTAAATCAAGATGGTAAGTTTCGCGCACCTCTTAGAGGTAAAGATCGCATGCAGGGTCGATTGCTTTACCGTGCCTATGACGAGAATAACGGCAAGGCAAGAGCGGCAGTTTTAGAAGCGATTAAAAAAGCAAGCGAAAAACTTAACGCTCGCGCTACAGTGAGAGGTTAATTATGGCTAATGTAAATATTGAAGTCGCAGCCGAATTCACAGGCAAAAAGGCTTTTAAGGAAGCTGAAAATGCTACCGACAAACTTAGTAAGCAAGCTAAAAATCTTGCGGGCAACTTAGGCCTTGCTTTTGGTACAGCTCAAGTTATAGCTTTTGGCAAAAATGCCGTTAAGGCTTTTGCAGAAAATGAGAAGTCCGCTAAACGCTTAGAGATGGTTTTAAAAAATATTGGTTTAGGCTTTAACACCGCCGCTATTGAAAAAAACCTGGGAGACATATCAGCCAAGTTTGGCTATGAGGGCGAGATCCTACGCGAGGCTTTTCAGAAACTTGTTACCGTAACCGGTGATACATCTAAGGCTCAAAATTTACTTAAGCTATCGCTGGATATAGCAGCCGGATCGGGCGAAGATTTACTTACAGTCAATCAAGATTTAGCAGCAGCCCTTGTAGGTAACACAAAAGGGTTGAAGAAATATAACTTAGGTCTAACTCAAACTGAATTATCTACTTTATCTTTCAATGATGCCGTCGTATTATTAACTAATACTTTTGCTGGTGCAGGTGAAGCTGAGCTTGATACTTACACAGGAAAGATGCGTGTATTAAGAGAAGCTGCTAATAGTGCTGCTGAAGAAATTGGTCGAGGTCTGCTTAGTGCTATTACAAGCTTAGCAGGATCTGAGGATAGTTTAGATCCGCTGATTAAAAAGATGAACGAACTCAGCGTAGCTACGGGAGATTTTATTGCTTTACTTTTCGGCGGTAAAACTAAAGATGGCTATAGCCTTAAAGATGCTATCGATATCGTATTTGGTGGCGGCGTAAAAGGTTTCGGTAATCGGTCTTTATCAGCAAGTAACCAAGATACACAACGAGCAGATGCAGCGGCAGCGGCTAAGGCCGCAGCGGCAGCGAATAAGCGCGAAAAAGAAAGACTGGCTTTACTCAATAAACAGAATGCGGCTAAGAGACTGCAAGGGATTATCGATAAAGCCAATCTTGCTTTAGGTAAAGGTAAAGATGTTTTTGACCTTGACAAAATCCAAGTTGCAGCAGCTCTTACCAATCAGGCTGAGCAATTAGGCAGGGCAACTAGCTCTGCTCAACTTTTACAAATTACTAATGACACAGCTCGCCTAAATGTCAAGCGTTCAATGCTTGAACTAGAGGATGCTATTGCCGCAAAAGACGAAGCCGCTATCATTGCTGCTCAGAAGAAACTTGAAAAGGATCTTGGTATTCTTGGTGCTTTAATCAATCAAGATCTTAAGATGAAAGACATCAAGACAATTCTTGAAAGTCTTAAGCCAAAGGATCTTATCAATCTAGGAAACCTAGATGCTGCTATTGCTAAAATGATTGAGTTAAACAAATTACAAGGCAGTAAGACTGGCACTACACCAACCCCAGCGGCAGCAGCAGCGGCAGCAGCAGCAGCATCGGAAGCGGCTAATGAAGGATCTGTCTATACAATCCCTAAAAATACAAAAGACTTTACGCTTAACAACCCTAACATATTAAAACTGTTTAAGGACGGCATAGAGTTGGGCAGCACCGATACCGTTGCTGAAAGTTTTTCTAAAGCAATTAACGCAAACGCAACTTTGCCTTCTGCTATATCGGGCGCAAGATACCAAGCACGAGCTGAGCAAGAATACGCTGCATTCCTTAGCCAAATCAACATGGGTGGCATCGCTGGTCAATCTTTGACAAGCGGAATGAACGAGGGATTATCTTTATCGAATGCATTATCAGGTTCGCGCTATGCAGCACAGGGCGCAGCAGCATATGGCGCAGGTGCGACTATTGTCGTAAATACAGGCGTGGGAGATCCTAACGCTATTGCAGAGGCTATCGATAATGTATTGCGTGAAGCACGAGACAGAGGGACACTAACAGCGTTATGACATGGCTACCAGAATGGCGGGTTACAGTAGGTGATGATGTCTATACGACTGTCACCTCTGTCTCTTTTGCCTCTGGTCGCTTAGATATTGATCGTCAAGCAACAGCAGGTTACTGTCAAGTACAGATTATTAACGCTGACAACTCACCTTTTACTATCAATGTCACAGAGCCAATTACTTTAGAGCTTAAAAACAGCACGGGCACTTATGTCACAGTATTCGGTGGTGAGGTATCAGACTTTAACATCGGTGTTCGTAGCCCAGAGGAATCAGGCTATGTCACTACTGGCACTATCTTGGGCATTGGGTCACTGGCTAAACTTACTAAGGCTGTCTATAACACAGCACTTGCAGAAGGCTTAGACGGTGCACAGATCTCAGCCATTCTAGGACAAGCTCTTAACCTGACTTGGGCAGAAGTTACACCGACTGTTACATGGGCTACTTATCCAGCAGATGTCACATGGGAAAATGCAGAGTCCTACATCGGTGAAGTGGACTCAGGCTTCTACACGATGATTGCCCTTGCAGCTAGTGCTTCTGCTAAGTCTCAGACCCTTGTCGATCAGATTGCTAACAGCGCACTCGGAACGATTTACGAGGAAAAGGATGGAGATGTCTCATATGCCGATGCGGATCACAGGTCTAACTATCTCGCAACAAATGGCTTTACTTTCCTTGATGCCGCTTATGCAACACCAACCTCTATCACTTCCTCAATTCAGACTAGCCGCATCCGTAACAGCCTTATCTATCGCTACGCCACAGGATACGGCAGCACCTACAGTACCTCTGACGCGGACTCTATAGCCTCTTACGGGCTGTTTGAGCGGTCTCAGGACTCCAACATTAAGAACCTTGCTGATATTACCGATATCGCCACGAGAGAGCTTAATCTAAGGCGTAGCCCTAGAGAGCAGTTAGGTGTAATTACCTTCCGCCTAGATAATCCGAACATGCCGCCTGCGATGCTTGATGCCCTTATCGCTATCTACTTTGGTGAGCCTGTATCTATTAGCAACCTGCCACCTAATCTGCTGGGTGGTACATTCCAAGGCTTCGTTGAGAATGTGGCTCTTAGAGCGACCCCTAGTTTCGTGGACATTACCCTCTATGTCACAGCTACAGATCTATCCCTATCGACAACACAATGGGAAACAGTAATTCCTAGTTCATTAGCTTGGACAGGCGTAAATGGTACACTTATCTGGAACAACGCGACAGGAGCATTAACCTAATGGCAACGACACCGAATTTTAACTGGGCAACCCCAGACAATACAGGATTGGTCAAGAATGGTGCGCTAGACATACGCACGCTTGGCGATGCTATTGATGCTTCTCTGGTTGATCTCAAGGGTGGCACGACCAATCAAGTTCTTGCTAAGAACAGCAACACAGACATGGACTTCAAGTGGGTAGCAGATGCTTCTGGTATTCCAGCAACAATCATTGATGCTAAGGGTGACTTGATTGCTGGCACAGCAGCAGACACAGCTGCTCGTTTGCCAATCGGAACAAATGGTCAAGTTTTAACAGCAGATTCAGCAGAAGCTACTGGCATGAAATGGGCTGCTGCGGGTGGTTCAACATCGGGCCCAACATTTAAGGCATACAAATCAACGAATCAAACAGTCACAAAGAACACTTTTACCAAGATTACCTTTGACACTGAAAACTGGGATACTGCTAGCAATTTTGCTTCAAGTACATTTACTCCTACGACAGCAGGTTATTATCAGCTCAATGTTGAAACTGAGATTTCAGGTTCAGGCACACTAAATAATTCGTTTATTACTATTTACAAAAATGGTTCTCGCGCTGGTGATTTATTTGGTGGAGACATTAGAGTGAATAACGGATCAGATTTGTTTTACGCCAATGGCTCAACTGATTATTTTGAGGTCTATGGACAATGCGATTTTGCAAGCGGTGGCGAAAGTTTTAGCGGCGATGCAGGCGGTTATCGAACACGCTTTTCAGGCGTATGGATTAGGAGTTAAAAAATGACACTTTATGACCAAATAATTGCTGCCTACCCTGAATTGGAAGGCACAGATAATTTCAATAATGGAACAATCATTTTGCAAAACGATTCGGACGCTGCGGGCGATTACATTGCTGCATGGAATTATTCACAACCAATTCCTGACGGGTTAAAACTGGGTAAGTGAAGCCGAAACTTTCTAAAGCTGCTATTCAATTAAGAGAGCAGATTGATGACTCGTTCCCAGATCGTGACCGCGCATCGGATGGTTGGATCGGTGATACCCGACACGCTGCTCGCAAGTCAGATCATAATCCGGATGCTGCGGGCTGGGTTCGTGCCATTGACATCGACCGTGACCTCTTTAAGGGATCGAAACCAGACATCATGCCTGATCTTGCAGATCAGCTTCGTCTCGCTTGCAAGTCTAAGCGGGAGAACCGTATTAGTTACATCATCTTCGACGGGAAAATCTGCTCACCCATCCTTAACTGGAGGTGGCGCACATACAAGGGCGCAAACAGACACACGAAACACGCTCACTTCAGCTTTAAGAAAAAGGCTGACTTACTGGGTGAATTTTATCAAATACCTATGTTAGGCGGAGAATGATGAAGAACATGAAGAACCCTGCAATCCTTGCTGCTGGAGCATTCTTAGCTGCATGGGCATCTAGCAACTTTGACCTTGACTACCGCGCAATCCTATGGGCTGTGCTGTCAGGGGTATTCGGATACGCGAGCCCTAAAAAGTGAGCCAGACAGATTTCTTTCAGCTCTACATCGCCACGCTAGTCACACTCGGTGGCTTGTCGGGCTTTGTCATTACACATTTACTAGCTGAGATTAAGCGACTCCATGCGCGTGTCGATGAGATCTATAACATCTTACTAGAGCGATAATTTAATCATGGCAAGAAAAGCAACTAAGGCGCTAGAGGATCAAGGTTACTCCAAACTCGATGCTTACTGCATTGGGTTACATGAGTACTATCAATCATTGCGTAAGGCTGGCTTTAACGAGGATCGCGCACTTTACATGTTGTCTGTCGTAGATTCTTATCCTGGGTGGATCTTGCCAGATCCTATCGAGCCAGAGCGGTTCGGTGATTACGAGGATGATGAGGATGACGATTAAGCGAATTGTCGTAGTCTCGGATTTACAAGTCCCTTACCATGACAGGGTTGCAACACGTAACCTTGCAAGCTTTATCAAGAAATTCAAGCCTGACCAAGTCGTAACTATTGGCGATGAGATTGACCTACCACAGATATCTAAGTGGGAAGAAGGTCGCATGGGCTCATATGCCCAGACCCTAGATGATGACCGCAACGAGGCTGTAGACCTATTGTGGGAATTACAGGTCAGCGATTGCATAAGATCTAATCATACGGATCGCCTTTATAATATCATCATGGCTAAAGTGCCTGCATTTGGGGCATTGCCAGAGCTGCGCTTCGAAAAGTTTATGAAGTTTGATGAGTTAGGCATTACCTTTCATAAGAACCCTATGCCTATCGCACCTAACTGGATTGCAGTCCATGGAGACCATACACCCATCAAGCCACAGGGGGGCTTATCAGCCCTAGAAGCGGCTCGTAGGCATGGAAAGAATGTCATCTCAGGTCATACCCACAGAGCAGGGCGTTCGGCCTTCTCAGAGGCTTCTGGGGGTCGTATAGGGCGTGTCCTGCATGGTGTCGAGGTAGGCAATCTTATGGACTTCAAGCAAGCTGCATACACCAAGGGAGTGGCTAATTGGCAGCAGGCATTCGCCATTATCTATGTGAACAAGGCTAAAGTGCAAGTGGACATTATTCACATTGAGAAGGATGGCACGTTCATCGTGGCTGGAAAGTCCTACGGCAGAGCGCGTTAAATCGTTATCATTTCGTTATCAGAATGTGCTTGATTCGTCTGACATCTATGCAACACTAATCCTGTACCCAATCAAGGGCATTGGGGCAGATAGGTAGAACAATGAGTTTAGAAATGCCAACCATCATTTTGCTGTTACTAGCTAATGCTTTATGGTACTTAGTAGGCTGGGCAAAAGGATTTAACGAAGGCAAGCGCGAGGGTCTAATTGTGGCCAAGTCATTTCAGCGAGTGACAACAGATGCGCGCTAATGAAATCCTCTCATCGGCAACCGACACGATCCGTGACCGTGGGCTATCATACGGTCACCCTGCGGATAACTTGCAACATACCGCAATGCTGCTCTCAGCATACCTACAAACACCAATTCACGATTATCAAGTGGCAGGGATCATGGTGCTCGTTAAACTTGCACGGACTAATCAATCAGCCCAGCACATCGACAACTGGGTCGATCTCTGCTCATATGGCGCACTAGCAGGGCAACTAGCTACAGAGGAGAACGATCTCTATGTTTAATCTTTCAGAATACGAGCCAGTAGAGGTGAGACTTGAAAAATTTATTAAGGACTATCCAGCGTTCCGCATATCAACTGAGTTGGAGGTTGTCGAGGCTACTCGATATATTGTTAAGGCGTATTTATTTAGGAATGCTGAAGATAGCGTTGCATGGGCAACAGGGTACGCTGAGGAAACAGTTACTAGCCGAGGGGTTAATCAGACTTCAGCATTGGAGAATTGCGAGACTTCTGCAATCGGCAGAGCACTTGCAAATGCAGGTTATGCGCCTAAAGGAAAGAGACCAAGCCGAGAAGAAATGAGCAAGGTAGTAGCTGCTAAGCCAGTCAAGCCACCTGTTCAAGAAGTCAAGCCAGATGATCAGGACTATTGGACAACTCCAGTAAATGAATATAACAAAGTCGTTGATGCGCCTGTCACACTTGACAAAGCGATGGAAACAGTCACGGCAATTATGGGAACACCAGAAGCCGTAGAAGCCCCATCATGCGAGCATGGACATATGCAATGGCGTGAGGGTGAGAAGAATGGAAAGGCGTGGGGTGGCTACTTCTGCAACTCAGCCATTTCATCAGCTCATCGATGCCCGACCAAGTGGTACACACTCGGGTCAGATGGAAAGTTCCAACCACAGAAAGCGAGAGTTTAATGGGAAACATCGGCATCAAGATCAATGGC